CTTGTGTAGAAGCTGCCTTAGCAGAAGCTGTGCCACGTGCAGGGACTGGAATGTGAACTACGTCACCTTTCTTGCCCTTGAAGCTCATCTTCTTAACTAGGTTAGCTGCAACCAAGCTCTTTTTGTAAGCCGCAACAATTTCATCACTCCATACTTCTGGAATAAACGTTGCTGCGGTCGTACTCGTTACGTGATCTGTTCCTAATGCCATTTTAAAATTCTCCTGTGAATTTGTGAATTAAATTAAATTATTTAACCCTGCCTTCAGAGTACGCAGCCATAATCTCAGGTTGCAGTGCTTCATAACGGTCAGGATCTTGCATACGTAGCCGGATAAGGTCGGCACGACGATATACTTTCTTAGAAGATTCTCCAGTTCCCCCAACATCGACACCAGCTGCTTTCAGATTCTGTTTGCGAACAGCGTTACCTGCATCAGTAGTTTGTTGTGTCTTAGATGTACGGATCTGTTTGAATGTTGAGAGCAGTTCATCAGCTGCATTGAAATCATAGTTAGCATCTGCCATTGCGTAGATATTAAGTCTCATGGGAGAGGCTTTAACCCACTCAATAAACTCACCATCACGTACAATATCTGCAAAGTCAGGATGCTTCTTGTTGAGCATTGCGTGTGTCTGAATTTGCTTTAACTGCTGTGATGCCTGTTTAGCGGCAATTACGTCTGGATGATTTGCAACAGCACGATTAACGTGACTCTGCGGATCTTCAAAGAAATCAATCTCTTGTGGTGGGTTCTCCACCGCTTGTGGTTGAGCTTGTTGTTGAGTCTTTTGAGATAAGCTTTGTTTAATTAGATCATCAGCTAAACGCCTAACTTCTCCAACTTCCTGTGCTTGCCTACCGATTAGCTTTTCAGCCTCTTGGTGCATACGAACAATATCTTCGAGATTCTTCCCTTTGTATTTCTCAGGGATCTCTTGGGGCTGTTCTGGTGAAGGTTGTTGAGTCTGTCGTGCATTTGAGGACTCTTGTTGTTTAAAGTCTTCAGCTTCGATCTCACTAACGCTACCTAGTTCCTCATTACTATCAATTAAAGCCATACCTAACCTTTCCCTGTCCACGTATGGATTACAGGATTAACTTAAAAATAGAATTGGGTTGCCTGATTACTCAGATCCTCTCTTTTGTTCCTGCTTGAGCCTATCAGCTCTCACAGCAGCCCACTTAGCCGTTGCACCGGGGAAGTCACCAGATATGGCATCTAACCCAATGGTAGGAGCTGAAATGAGCCTAATAGCGTCCTTACTACATACCTTACATTTAGCAGTGGTATGATCGCTATCTACCAGCGATTCAGTTATGTGATTGTTGGTACATAAAAAGTTATACAGACGTTTCATCGCAAGTCTCCCTGCTTATCCTGTAAATCCTCATATACCTTCTCACACACAGCCTTACGCCCTAAAACCAATTCAAGAATATCCAACTGTCCTTTACGATAATGAAGTGTTTGTGTATCGTTGACAGTAGAAATATCGTTTAAACTAGCCTTAATCTCTTCAAAGTCTTCAATTAAGAAGTCCCAACCTTTAGTACTCATGGTATTAAAGGTTTCTTCGTAATACTTTTGTAAATCAGGGGCCATTTGGCTTATCCCTCCATGTAATACTTAAACAATAGTGTTATTGTAGCATAAAAACAACACTTTGTCAAGTCTTTTGTTAACTATTTACTGTTTTCTTTGTCTAGTCATCATCTGAAGGCTTGCGATTCTTTCGTTACTGGCTATATCAGCAGCTTTCAGGTTAATAGTCTTCTCTTTAAGCATCATGTCAGCCAGTTTTAGACGCTTTTCAAAGTCATCACCACTGTCTAGGTTAGTAGATGCTGCCTGAACTAGCTTTACACGTTGCTCTTCAGGGATCATCTGAGCTTCAATCATGGTTTTCTGAGCCTCAGCTGACTGTTTCTGAGCTTTGGACTGCAGATCAGCCACCTGAGCCTGTGCAAGCTCCATTGCAGCCTGTTGTTGCATCTGTGCAGCTTCAGCAGCCTGTGGGTTAGGTTGAGACATCTGATCCAAAGCCTTCATCAATTCACCACGATTAGACAATGAGCTGTTCTGGAGGATACCTTTAAGGATCAATGGCAGTACTGGAGTATTTGGGCCTAAGGTCTGCAACAAACCAATCATCTGTTGTTGTTCAAACTCTCGTGCCAAGATACCCAATGTAGCTGTTGGAATGAAGGTCATGTCAACTGATGGATAACGCTCACTGTCAAACTGCATATATCTGAAAGCAGCTTTGTTGATGAACGGGATCATGAAGTCTTCTTGGAAGTTACTCAAGGTACGCTTGTACTTCTTGATAATGCCAGCCATAGCCATAGACATACCACCAGCACCTGCATCACGAGGTACGTTGGATGGCATACCTGCGCTGTCAACTGTGCCTGTAGCTTGCAGGAGCATACGCTCAAAGTTCTGCGCTGCTGCAGCTGCATTGTTGTCAGTCTGACCGAACTTGAAGGGATACAAGATCTCAGATGGTGCACCGTTGGTCAAGATAGCCTTACCGGGTTTAATCTCAAACTTAGCACCACGTGGAAGCCTTGTTGCATCCATTGCAATCATTGGTGCTGTGGTCAGAGCTAAGGAGTCCATGTGAGCACGAAGCTGACCATCAATAGCTTTCTGCATATTGTAGGCTTTCTCAGCTGTACCTCGACCCCAGAAGCGTCCGGGGACTGTATCATCTTGGTAGGCAATGACTGGACGATCCTTCATCATGTAAGGATTAGCTTCAGCCTTCAACAAGATGGAGTCATTGGCAATAACGACAATAGCCTCAACCAAGTCTGAGTAGTCATCAGCTGCTGAGCCTTCAGGGAATAGATCAGCATACTCAGCTGCTTCCTCACCGTCTAAGTACTCTTTAGGAACTAGACCGTAGTATGTAATTAGCTTAACCTTATCATCTTGGTAGGTCTTCAAGTCTTGGGTTACTTCCAAGTCTTCATCCTCTGCTGCAGTGGTGATATCGACCTTCTTATAAATACCTCGCTCAATACCCTCAACAATCTTGTGAATGGATACGTACTTCTCGATAGCAACGCCCAGAGCATCGTCAATGGAATCAGCATTAGGATCAATAAGGAAATTCTTAGGGTTAACTGGTTTAATCTTGACCGCAACTCTATCTTTCTCTTGAACTCCAATAGCGGCTGCATTAGCAATGCCGGGAATCGCTTGAGTAGCTGGAATGTATTGCTTCTCAGTCTTAACAATGATCTCACCAATACCTGTACCATATATTTCAGCCATCAACTCAATCTGGTCAATAGCTTTCTTAATCTTGTCTCTCTTAAAGTCTTCATGAAGTTGAACCTTAATTTGTTCAACATCTAAGGGATTACCATCTACATCTAGAACGTCATCTGAGATGTCAAAGAATTCACCTTGACCGAAGATAGCTTCCATGATCTCAGCGTGACGAGTCTCAATGGCTTGCTGTGTAGCTGGAGAGATGATGCGTGAACGCTCTGACTCACGAGTCTTATCCTCAGCAGCCCAGATACCTCGGAAGACTCTCTCATACTCTAACCACAAGTCCATGTAGTTAGCATCTCTATGGTCACGCCAGCGAACAATGTGCTGAGTAACCCATGAGGTTAGTTCTTTCTCAGACTCTGTAGGTTCTTCCCACTGAGTATCTTTATCATCATCAAACTGATCTTTAGTTAAAGCCATAATATTGTTTTATCCCTTGTTATTACCATTTAACTTTGTTAGCCCAGTAAGCTGCTGACATCTTACCTTTGGCAATGTTCTTAGCATGACGAGCTTTAAAGGAGTCACTACGAGCTGAACCTTCTGGAGATCCTGAGACACCTTGCTGTCCAAACCTGATAGTCTTAACTTCATCGCCCTCTTTAGCCACAACTACGTGACTCTTAGTTGGATGACTTGGTGTACGTTTAGGTTTGTTAAAGCCACTTACACCAGCTCTATCAAGTCTAGAATCTTTAGAGGCTGGCATGATTAGTACATCTTCATTTTAGTAGTTGGTTTCTTCTTAGCTGTCTTAGCTGATTCAATGAAGTCCATCTTAGACGGTGCAGCTTTAGAACCTACCTTGTTCATCTTCTCACCTGAACCTGCTGCGATACGTTTTCTCTTTGCATTGATATTTGCATACAAACCAGTCTTAGCCATTGTTAGTCTCCTTAGTTAATAGCCAGCAATCTTGTCATAAACTTCCCACTCATCCTCTTCATAGTCAGTGTTGTAGCTTGTGATGGCTAACTGATCTATGTAACTTAGAGCATCTACCAAGTCATCATGTACACCAGCTGTGGGGAACATGATTAGTTGATCCTTAAACTCACTCCAGTCTTCTTTCTCATTGAAGGTAACCCTTCCATGTTCCATGCGACCTTGTAAGCTCCAGACAACCCTGTCAATCTTCTTCTTGTTACCGTGAGTTAAATCTTGAATGTGTGAGTAGATATTGTTCTTCCTCATCAAGTCAGTTAGGTAAGGTAGTACAGCATTCTTCAATGCTCCTCTCTCAATACCTATGCTTGTAGGTTCAAAGTCTCTAATCACCTTCAAGATATTTACAGCTGTCTCTCTGATGTCCCACCTACCATGCTGTATCTTGTGTACCCACCAGTTACCGTTATCCTCTAACTTAACAATGGCAATAGCTGTCTCATCTAATCTCTTCTTAGAGGCACTGGCATTCTTACCAACTTCCTCAAACCCAGCTAAGTCAATGGCTACAATGTAGCTACCATACTGAGGTTCTTCAGCAGTCTTGAACCATTCCTCTTTGAAGACATCAGCACCTGAGGTATCAAAGCTAGACAGGTATTCCTGCTTAAATGCAAAGGAACTCAATGTTCTCTTAGCAGCCTCAATCTCCTTAGGATCAATAGTCTCATTGTCCTGAGTGGTGAAGTGCCATGACTTCCACTCCTCATCAATCCTATCCTCTTCAGTCTCAAACTTACCTAAGTTAAAGACATCATAAAACCAGTTACGTCCTGAAGGTGTTGAGATGAATAAAGCTCTACCCTTCTTATCTGACAGTGAAGCCCTGATAATCTTCTGCCATACATCCTCTTTAACGAAGGCACACTCATCAAGTACTACGTAGACTAAGGAGACTCCTCGCAGACTATCTGGATTATCAGCTCCACGTACCAGTATCTTCCTACCATTGATTAGAGTAATCTCTAAGTTATTCACATGGCTGGACTTAATCACAGGTCTACCTAGCTCATGCAGTAAGTCCCACATAATCGTTCTAGCTTGTCCCAAGGTAGGTGCTATGTACATCACAGCTGAACCATCGGGACAATTCAAACCTTCAATCAGTAGCGATACAGCTGACAGTCTTGACTTACCACAACGTCTACCAGCTGCAACTACCTTAAACCTTGTAGTATCTTTAAAGACACTCTGTTGCCATTTAAGCAACTGGAAGTTTAACTCAGCACTGCGTTCAGACATTAGTGGACTCCACGTCTATAACATCTTCACTGTTAGATATCACTGGTGATGTTAGACCTGTAATGTTGATAGACACTGTTGGTGCATTGTTACCTGACTTCTGTGCCTCAAAGACACTTACTGGGACAATCCTATCAACAATTAACTTCCACGCTGCAGCTTGATTCTTATGTTCATCATTCAATGCTGCATCATAAATAGCTTCTAACACTTTAGCACTCTTAGGTGAGTTTAACATCCTAAGCTTATATTCATTGATGATGGCAGCATCACCCTTAGGTCTACCTACACCACGATTCTCACTTATAGACTTTAAAGCCTTAGTGGATGTTCGACCTACTTTATTACCTGTTGGTTTAGTCATTTCGCTCGTCTTTGTCCTATATAGCAGGAGACTGTTAAGTGGAGTACTATATAGTACTAAGACATTATG